CCACAATGGGCTCTCCGCACGGGGTTTACTCCGTGTTCATTCTGACCCTTTACTGCTAAGGTGCGTGACATCATGGCTTACACGACCAGGTTTCGGAGTCAAGGTCCACTTGTTCTTCCCTGTAAATGGCTTTACAAGCCGTTTGGTGAGGATGAGTGGACCGAAACTTCGAGTCCATTTTGTTATTCCTACAATCGAATGTGGGACAACAATAATGGTCGTGACCGCCCCTTATCGGATATGCACATCATGAAGAGGAGGTCAAAACCTCCTCGTGCAACCTTCTTCTCAATCCCGACGAGGATAGGTTACATGAACTACCCCTACCACGGCTTTCACTTTGATAGCAGTGGGGGCACAGATCCATTCTTGGATCCATCCCCATGGATCAATTCGGCTCTCGCCGATATTGACTCATTTAGGTCGGAAGTTCAAGTTCCTCTATTTCTCTACGAGTTGAAAGAATTCCCAAGTATGCTACGCGACCTAGGTCGTGTGCTGCAAGGGAAGATAAGTGCTGTAGATGTACCAGGTGGCCACCTAGCCTACGAGTTTGGCTGGGCACCACTTGTCTCTGATCTAATGTCTCTCCTCACTTTGGGAGAAGAGTGCGACAAACGAGCAGACGAAATTCGATCCATCAAGGACGAACCGAAACTGTCCAGAACGTTGTACTCATCGTCAGAGTTGTACACTTACAATGATGGGGACTCCAAATTCGTTGGAGGCCTTACAGATCGGATTTGGTATACTGCCAAAGCCCGATTTGTCACAGAACCGCCAACCTATGACAAGGATGGTAGTCCGTTAGGTGACAATCGTCATCTACTCGGTCTTAACCTTCGTCCTTCACAGCTATGGAACGCTGTGCCGTGGACTTGGCTCATCGACTACTTTATCGATGTAGGCGGGTATATGCAAGCCTGGGAAGGCGTGCTTACCACGAGGTTGGATGAGTTTTGCTTAATGTCTCATTCTAAAGAGACAAAATGGCTCGACTCAGCGCCGTCAGACGTCATCATTACGTACAAAGGCTCCTATCTTAGGGAGTCAAAGTACCGTGAGACACATGACACTGCGGTTCCCGCCCTGCGCATGAAGCCCATCTTAACTCAAAAACAGATGGGCATTCTATCAGCGCTGGCTTTAGCAGGACCCCTACGCGTAGCGCGTAGGTGACCTCCGTCGTGAGACGATAGGTCAACCGGGTTAGTCTGTCCCGGTCCCACTTGAAGGAGAACCTAAATGGCACTTCCATCCACAATAACCATGACGATCAACTCGACCGACTATGTACTTACAAAGTCGGGGAATACGCTTGATGAAGCCGTATGGTCACTGACCAACGACTACACTCGCATCCAATTGCGCGTGAAAACGAGCAATCTCGGGAAGGTCAACCAGAGTCACTTGATTCGGATTGACTGGAGATTCCAGGATACCGAATACAATGTGATTGACGAGGGGGCGACCTGGCGGGTTCATCAGAACCGCGACGGGGTGCTCTCTGCGTCATATCATGTTGCGGCAACCGCCGCACTTGATTCTCTCGCCGATGGGAGTCTCACTGAGATTCTCACTGGCGTAGTCCTCTGAAAAGAGATGACTAGGTTTGCAACCAAAGTGGGTAGATTGACTGTCTACCCATTTTGGAGGACTTTCGTCAAGGTAGCTGAGGTAATTATTTACCTCGACCGCCTGGCGTCAGGAAAGGTTACCACTGGTAAGAAGTAGCTGCTCAACCGAAAGGAAGACCAGTGACTCAAGACCAAATGGTTCTAAAGGTCTACAAGGCTCTCTCGCGAGATCTCTGTAGGCTTTATCCTGAACTGACCGAAGCTCTGAGAAAGGACATGATCGTCCTCGAGAGAATGATAAAGAATAGAGGGTCAGCGACCTTCTATGTAGACTTGCCAACACTTGGTAAGCTCTACGATGCCTGCCTATCTTCTAGGAATGGCATCTATTTATCAGACATTTCCATTCCACACTCCCTAGGGGGTGTGAAAAAGAAGACCTTGGTCTTCTGGAATGTTCTCTCTCATACAGTCTGGTTCGATAAGGACTGTATGACGCCTATCCCCAATGGGGATCCTGGACTAGTCCAGGCAACCAGAAATCTTCTGTACTTGTACAAGAAGGTTATGGTTGAAGCACCTCAGAGCATAGTGGATACCGCTGCATGGCTCTTCATCAGGCTCGACAAGAACCTGAGGAAGCCAACACTTGATTGGTGCAAACCAATCAATTGGAGGGTTTCAGCAAAGCGCACTTTGCGGTTTGCAGACCTTAGCAGGGTCATGCATCTGAGCAAGTACCAAAAGGACTTGCTCAGTTGCTTAGATAATGTCTGTGGCAGATTAGCGCTTAGGCGTGAGTTTGACCCACTTAGCATTATACCACAACACGGTCCTGGTGCCGTGTCTGACCTCAAGTCTGGTCAAGACAAGTACGTGTTCGACCACTGGCCACAAGGGCTAGAAGGTTTATACCCGTACAAGTGGTTCACTTCGTCTACAGGGGATCTAGATCCACAGGAGGACTTCTTTCCTCCTGATAGGTCCAGAGGGATTGCACGACTTTGTGCGGTTCCTAAAACTCCTACAGACGTACGGTTGATATCCGTAGAACCACTGGCGCATCAGTACATCCAACAAGGTGTGCTGAGATGGATGAGGGAGCACATGCCCCCTATGATCCGTCGTTGCTACCACCCTTACTCACAAGAACCATCTAGACAGATGGCGCTTCAGGCCTCGTTGAGGCCTGAGGAACTCTCTACCGTTGACCTTTCTAAGGCGTCGGATAGATTGTCACTGTGGGTAGTTGAAAGAGCGATTAGGAATTTCTCCCTACTCGAAGGCCTCGCTTTTTGCAGGTCGGCTTGTATCGAGACGCCCGATCGCATTCATACTCTGCGTAAGTACGCAGGGCAGGGTAATGCGACTACCTTTCCCGTTCAATCCATGGTGTACACCATGTGCTGTATTGCAGCAATGCATTACACGTTTCCAGGTTTGTCCTGGAGAGAATGTACGAGAAAGATCCAGGTCTTCGGAGACGACATCGTAGTCGCCTCTGAAGCAGTTCAACCTCTGTTCGACATACTTGAGCTACTACAGCTCGAAGTTAACGTGGACAAAACCCACAGCGATGTGGGCCCATTCCGTGAATCTTGCGGAATGGACGCGTATAGAGGAGTAGAAGTTACTCCTCTGTACATGCGGTCCATTAGTCCTCCAGAGGAGCGAGTCGGAGCTGGCAAGAGATGGTATGACCCATCTCATGTCACTTCTTGGGTAAGCGTTGCGAACAACGCTTATCAGAAGGGCTTTATCAACCTTTCTAAATTCATGGAGGAATCCCTACCGTTTCAACTACGGAAGGGAATCCCCTATGCACAAGAAGATCCGGGATCGCTGTACCTGCAGACATTCCTCGCTTATAGCAATTCCCATCTTAAATGGAGATTCCATCAGGAACTCCATAGGTGGGAAGCACTTGTCTGGTGCGCTGCTATGAGAGAGAGGCATGTACCTACAGGCGGCAAGCGGAGTTTGCTTCAATACTTCATTGAAGAGCCCGCACCCAGTATAAACTGGTGTGCCGGCTTCTCCGCTGGTACTTCCGCACGTATTGTCCG